GGCTACGTTCCGCCGCCGGACTTCCGCATCAACCCCCAGACCGGGATGCTCGAGACGATCGCGCCTCTCGTCAACAAGCCCAAGGAGTAGCCCCATGCAACTCATCGCCGCGCCGTCGCGCGAACTGAAGAAGTACTCGACCTGGGTGCTCGCCGCACTGATCGCATTCGATGCGGCCGCAGCGATCCTCGAGCTGATGGCGGCAGACCACTCGCTCACGCTGAGCCAGGTCGCGATCGGAAACATCGTCCTCGGCGCGCTGACCAAGGTCGCGCAGCTGGTCCAGCAACAGATCCCCGCCACCGCAGAGCAGAAGGTCGAGATCGTCCAGCGCGCGGTATCTCTGCCGGTCAAGAAGGGGGAGATCGACCCCGAAATCACGATCGATGTCGCAGCCCCACCCACCGTCACAGGAGATCAGAAATGAAGCACCGTTTGCACCTCATCTGGCTGGCGTTCGCGCTCGCGCTGCTCGCGGCGTGCGCGTCACCCGGAACCGGAGACCCGCGCCAGCAGGCGGTCGAGGCTGCCTACAAGGCTGGCGTCACGCTCGACGCCGCGATCACCGCCACGCGCGGCGCGGTGCGCTCGGGCGCGCTGAAAGGCCAGGACGCGCAGAACGCGCTGCGTGGCTTCGAGACGTCCATGGCGAGCCTCAAGGCAGCGCAGGCGGCGCTGGCGGCATCGCCCTCCGAACCCGCCTCAGGAGCAAAGTGACATGGCACTCGACCCCCGTTTCACGACCATCATCGCCGCTGCCGGCGCAGCGGCCTCAGCCTTCAACCCGCAGGGCGCAGCCGTCACGACCACGCTGACGGCGCTGCTGCAGGCCGCTGCGGACTTCCAGGCTGCGCATGCCGCCGGCGAAGTCACCGACGCCGACCTCGCCGCGATCATCGCGAAGGCAGACGCGAACCTCGCCGGGCTGCGTCAGGACATCGCCGCCCAGAATCAGCCGACCACGTGAACTCGCTCGAGCAGGTCGCCGGCTGGTCCGTCAACGGCCGGTACTTCTCCCGCAAGGAGGACGCTGCTGCCGAGAAGGCGCGGCTCGACTTCTTCGACTGGGTCGAGGCGAAGCACGGCAAGAACGGCCTGGCCGTCGCGCGCTCCGTGTGGGCCGACTTCATCGTGACGGCGCGCACGCCCATCAACTCCACCGAAGGGAATCCCCCATGAAACGCATCCTCACCTTCGCCGCCGCCCTGCTGGCGCTCGCCGCCCAGGCCGCCCCGTTCCTGCAGACCGCGGCGCCGTACCCGTTCCCGGCCAACTACCCGCAGTCGGCCTACACGTTCAGTGCCGTCGCGACTCCTGGGCCGTTCAGCCTGACATGCACCGTGCAGTCCGGCAAGCCGATGTGTGACGCAGCGCCGGCGCTTGCCGTGCCAGTGCCGAGCCTCAGCTTCGTGTTGACCGTGACGCGCACTGCTGGATGCGACGCGACTGGCGCCACTTGCTGGACTGGAGGGTCGGCGCCGTCCGTCCCTTTCGTGCGGACGCTTTCGGACCTTCCTGTCGGCGCGGCGACTGGCTTGCTCCTGGGGCCCTGATCTGCGAGACAGTGGTCAGGCCGAGATAGGCCGCTAGCTTGCCAGGATCGCGCCTGGGAGGCGATCGGCAGGTGGGTGAGGCCAGGGTAGCCAGCCTGTCTAAAAGTACGCGCCAGAGGCCAAAATCTCCAAGGCGAAGATCGGCGATGATGGACGTTCGGTCTTAGACAGCGAACGCCACACAGCGAGCACTGGCGCGGCCTGCAGCCAGATTAGTCACATGGTGCTGCATCATTGGAGTATGGCCTAAGGCGTTGATTTCAAAGCTATTTCTGTCCAACGTCTAGGCCCTGTCTAAAACTCGGCCCGTCAACCTCGGGCGTTTCGCGGTCGCGCAGGTAGCGCGCGGTCATGTTTGGGCTCGTGTGGCCTAGCAGTGCCTGGGCATCCTTCCCCTGTCGTTTGGCGGTCGTCGCCGACTTCGCTCGGCCATCGTTCAGCCTCGCGTTGACGACGCCGGCCGCTTCGCAGGCGGTGTTCCATTGCAGGAGCACGCTGCGGTAGTCGGGCGCCTTCCCGCGGCGGCCGCGCAGCAGCGTCAGCGCCGGGACGGTGGTCAGCGCGTTCGCCGCCGCGACGGCCGCCTTCAGGTCGGGTGACCAGCGCACCACCAGCCGCGCGCCAGTCTTCTGCTGCTCGAAGACGATCCCGTCGTCGGTCAGCTGACTGCGCCGGATCTTGAGCACGTCGTTGATCCGCTGGCCGGTGAGGTACTGCAGCTGCATGATGACGCGCAGCCGCGGGCCGGCCTTGTCGAAGATGGCCTGCCACTCGGCGTCGGTGATCAGCCGCTTGCGCTTCGCCTCCGCGTAGCGCGCCACGCCGACGCACGGGTTCGTGTCGACGATCTGCCGCTCGACGGCGTCGGCGAACACCTGACGCAGGAACGACAGCACCCGATTGGCCATGTTCGGCGTCTCGGCCAGCGACTGCTTGATCGCCGCGACGTGCTTCGACTTGACATCGTGCGGCTCGAACTGCTTCAGCTTGCGCTTGAGCACGTCGGCGGCGTAGCGGTACTGCTGCTTCGTCGTGGCGGCGAGCTTGGACGGCAGAGCGCCGTGGAAGTCCTCGATCAGCTTCGGCATGCCGCCGAGCTTCTCGGCCTCGACCAAGCGGGCGTATTCGGCCAGCGCCAGGCCAAGGTCCGAGCCGAGCCGCGTCCACTTGTTGGCCCGCACCAGGTAGAACGCCCCGTGCTTCAGGTAGAAGCAGGGCGGGTAGGGGCCTTTGGACTTGCGGGGGCGGTTCAAGGCAGCAACTGAGGTTCGCGCGGCGCCGCAATCGTACCGTCACCCCCGAGCAGCCTTTCGGCTACGGAGCGCAGGACCACCAGCGTGCCGTCCGGCCGCCGGCTGTAGGGCAGGCGCATGTGCTCGAGCACGCGAGCCTGCGCGTCACTGCGGCGCCGGCCGGTGAACTCTCGCAGTTCTGCGGGCGTCAGCGTGAGCACCTTCTACCCTCCTGGCTCAGGCTGATAGCCGGTACTCGTACCGGCGATTGCCCCAGTTGTACCAAGCTGGCTGTTCTTCGCGATCGTGTCCAGTCAGACGGCGCTCGACAGTCGTCAGCCATGCCGTGCGGTCCTCTGCGACCTCGACCGGATGCCACGCGAACCAGCGGTGCCACTCGCGCTCAAACTCCCATTGGGGCCGAAGCGCGGCGGCCTTTATCGCGTCCTTGGCCGCGTTCGATTCCTTGTGCCAAAGCATGCTTCTACCCTCCTGCCTGCCCTGGAGCAGTTACTTGCTCAGCGGTCCTCGCACGAGATGTCACTTCGCGCTCGATCATTGGGCGCAGGATCGCAGCCGCGCTGTAAATCGCATACCAGCAGTTCGTCGGGGTAGGCTGATGGCATGCATGAGCCAAGTCGGCCAACTCGTCGGGAGGCAACTGGCGAATGCTCGTCTCCATGTTCGCCACGATCTCGGCGTATGGCTGGAGGTCGCGCTTCCATTGGTCTTTGCTCACAGCCTCTCCTTTCCGTGCTCATCCGTCTTCCAGCCTACCGGCAGGGGCAGTGCCTCGGGGGAGGGGTGGGTAGTCACAGGATCGGCTCCAGCGGTGTGTCGTAGGCCAGCATCAAAGGGTGCCTCGGCAGGCGGTCTTTCGTGAAGCCAAGCGCCATCGGCCGGTAGCCATGCGCACGGATCATGCGCAGCACCTCGACAGGCCTCGACAGGCCCTTGGCGTTCGCGCCCCAGCCGCACACCACCGTGCCGTCACCCATCGCGCAGGCCCTGAGGATGTAGACGTCGTTCTCAGGGCCGACTTGGTAGCCGGCGCGCTTCAGGTCGCCGAAGTCGGTCGCGCAGAAAGCCCACGGATTGCAGAACACCTGACCGCCGTAGCCAAGCCGCTCGCTGAAGCCGCGCCCCTTGATCCACGTCGGGTCGGACATCATTTCGCCGCTCTCTTTGAGTTTGCCTGCCACGCTGGGGTTGAGCAGGCACCAAGGCAGGATGGGCTTCGACTCGTCCCACACCCACGTCAGCAGGTAGCGGAACAGGCCGCACTCGGAGAAGATGGCATCGGTCATCTCACTCGCTCCCGCTTCCAGCGCTTCCATCAGCCGTGCTTGAGGGCGCAGCAGGAGCAGTACGGCAGCGGACGGCCTTCTCGGAGCGCTTGCGGAATTCGTAGATGCGGCGGCGAAGCGTCGTCGCGAACTCGCAGCGGCCGGTCTGCGCGTCGTGGAACTGATCCCACGCGAGCGGCTTGTGTGGCTTGTCGACGGACTCCCACGCCGCGCGCTTCACGTCCTCGAACTCGACTGACGTAAGGAAGTGATCGGCTGCGGTCGCCATGTACTCCGCGAACTCCAGCGCCTTCTCGAACGCCTCGCGCTCGCTCAGCGGCTCTACTTCCTGTGCAGGAGGGGCGGCGGCTGGCGCTGCTAGCGCAGGATGGGTGCCGAACTGCCCCTCCATTTCCGCGTCGCGGCTGTAGAGCACCGCTCCCTGCGTCTTCGCCTTGTCGTCAGGCACAGCTACCTGGGTAGCCGATTGAGGAGCGGAGATGGCGAGGCGGTCCCCCAGCAACAGAGCTGCCTCCTCGTACTTTGTCGGTACGCGAATGGCGGCGCCAAGGATGTTTCCCTCCATGTCGCCGTCGATGTAGATCCACACGCTACCGTCTGGATCGCACCCGACGCGAAGGCCGAGTTGCTCTGCTTGAGGCGCCGCGGGAGTCTTGGGGGTGGTGTCCATCTGCCTTACTCCGTCGCGTTCGGCTCGGCGAGCCAATACCTGATGATCTGTTCGCTGAACTGCGGCAGCTTGCAGAGCGACACCCACTTGCCATCGGCGTGCGGGATGAACAGCCAGCCCCGTTGTGGATGGCCGTCCTCAAAGCACACGGCGCAAGGAACGTTCTGCCACGCGCCGTTCGGCAGCTCAGGGATCGTCGGGTCCACCGGCTCTCCCGCTTGCACCTCTACTGCTGCCGCTTGAGGCGGGGATACCGCACTCGTCCTCTTGTTCCACTGCTCCACCAGCAGCGGCATCGGGTCTTCTCCGCAAGCGAAACGCAGGTTCGTACTACAGCCGCAGGTATCGCACGCGATGAAATATCCGCCTTCGTCAGGGTGATCTTGTGTCTCCGTGTCCACGCAATCGGCGCTTGCGTTGCCTCCGCAGAATGGGCACGGTTTCAGGCGGTCACTGTCGTCTTGGATGTCGTTCATGACTTGGCCTCAGGCTCGTATTTCGCCAAACGCCGACAAAGGTCGAGCTGCTCTGCGATTGCAGCCTCGTCGCTGCTGGTATTCCACAGATGGTTCAGCGTTAGCACGGCGTCTCGCAGGCTTGGAGGTTGAGGCTTGGGTGCCGCAGGACAACGACACGTCCACAGTCCTCGGTGATCGACTTCCTCACAGCAGCAAACCGGACACGCCCCCTTCGCTGGCTCTGCTTGAGGCAGGGCCGATGCGGCGAGGGCGCGCAAGTGCGCAGCAGCGCGCCAGTGCATGCCGGCGTCTCGCGTGTGGGCCGCGATCTCGTCACGCGTCCTGCTGCTCGCCGCCTTGCTGCTGAGCCAATGCTCGTCGACCAAATCCATCAGGCGCTTTACCCACAGATCGAGGTCCCACGCCTCTTCGGCGCTCGGCTCTACCTGTACCTGAGGTGCTGCTGTGGGGGTGGCGAGCGCGAAAGCGTCGGCCACCGTCGAGAGTGGCGCCTCGGCGAGGCGCATGCGATCGTCGCCGAAGAACTGCCGGTTCATCGCGTTGAACTGGCGATCGTGAATGGCGCTATGCAGCGGCTCAAGCGCCTTCTCGATGTCGACCAACGGCTGCTCCATCCAGCCGAATGCCGGGCGAGTCTCTGGTCGCTCCTTGCCGCCGAACCGAGCGTGAGACAGCGTCAAGTACAACGACTGGACTTGCTCGTGGCTCAGCTTCAGCGTGAACGGCTCGCTCGGCACCTCTGCTGCAGGCTGTACGAGAGCGGCGCGAGCGTTGGCAACCTTGGCTGAGATCCAGGCGTTCCACGCGGCCTCCCGGACCTCGCTGTCGTGCAGCCGGCAATCTTTGCCAGGGCGCAGGTAGCCGGTGTCCGCATGGAACAGCGCTGCGACACGCTCGAAGCAATCGTTCCAATCCTCGCCGTCGCGGAGGTACAGAACCTCAAGGGCGGCCAGCGCTTCGCGGGTGGTGTCGGTCATGATGGCTCCCCGTTTGCAGTGGCCTGAACCGGCCGTTCGTTTTCATGCGGGCAGAACTCAAGCTCGCCGCCCTCGTTGTGCGCTTCCTCGTGCATAGCGTCGTAGCACTCCGGGTGCCACTTGTGCCGCTGGAGTTCGCGGTCATAGACGGAGCGCTCATCGATGTACGGTGATGCGGCGGCGATGCTCTCCCCGCACCAAATGCAGCGGTGTGCCTTTTGAGCAATGCGCGTCTTCTCGCTCAGCAGCGTGTAGCTCATCCCTCACCTCCCCATTGGGCTCTTAACCATTTCGAGCACGCCGGGCTTGCCATCGATGGTTATGCGAACGCGGATCACCTCGCCGGTCCACTCGCTCAACAAAGCGCCCAGCGAATCCAGTAGCCCCGCGCATGCGATAAATGTCGTTCCAGCGTCGTTGGTCTTCACCAGCACGTTCGCTTGCTCCAACAGCTTGCGCTTCATTGCGATTTCGTTCATCCCTCACCTCCCTGAGTTCCGCCGGCCGATGGAGCGGGCGCGAGTTGACCCGCGGAGAAGCCTCCGCCCCATCCCTTGCTGATATGGACGCTGTAGTGAGCGGGCGCGATGGCCGTCACGGTCCCAATCTCCCCGGTTGACACGATCTTTACCCGTTCGCCCATCGCTGGCTGCCACGCCGGCTCTGCTGCAGGAGCGGATGCGCTGCGGGAGCGGGCTTCGAGGTCGCGAACGTAGGCGAACAGGGCCACACGCTTTGCGTGGTAGCCCTCCAGGTATGGCTCGTGGTTCTGCGCCGCACATTCGAAGGCGTTCAGCAGGTAGTCGAACTGGGTGAGCTTCTCGTCAGGCATTCGGGGTCTCCTTGAGGGCGGCGCGAGCTTGCAGAAGCGCTTTGCGGAGGTGCTCAGATGGGATCAAGCGGTCCTCTTGGTTCAGACCTTCAAACACGACGCGATCCAGCCTTGCCCGCAGCGCGTCTCGCTCTGCCGTTACCTTGGAGACGGCGGCGAGGGCATAGGTGCGCATCTGGTGCTCGCTGTAGACGATGTCCACGCCGCTTTGCAAGTCGGACAGCATCTTTCGTCCGGCAGGCAGCGGCGGCAGCTCTGCGCCTTCGGGATTGGGGGTCATTGGGAGGCCTTGATCTGCTTCGCGACCCATTCGCGCATGTACTGCCAGCGGCGTTCTGACATGTTTTTTGCGGCAACACGAACCGTGCGCTTGTGGCGATCCCAGTCCGGGAAGTGCGGCCGCATCGGGCCGCAGATTTCGATATCGATGAATTCGTGTTTGTCGATCCACTCGTCGTTGAAGAACATGATCTCCTTGGCTAGCGGTGCGGCGATGTCCAGACGGTCCGCGATGGCGTCGCCGCACTCGCTGTCTTCCACATCGATGTCGCTGGTGTCGATGCCGCGAGCGTTGGCAACAACGCCAAGCGCGCAGAACTCGCCGTCAGCCTGGAACTCGCTAGATACAAGGCGCTTCTCAGGCATTGCATCGAGCGCTGCAAGCAAGTCGCGCAGTAGCTTCTGTCCGCGTTTCCCGCGTGTCGCTGAGGTCACGCGACCCCGCCACTTGATCATTGCCCAGTTGTCGAGGTCGTCGCTGTAGCCGCTTCTGCTCATGATGTATGTCTCCCTAGGTTGAGCCGGCCCCTCACCACAGCGGCTCCGCCGGCACTTCGCCCTTGTGTAGCCTCACGACGCGAACGAACTCCCAGCCTTCGCGCTCGGCCATGGCCTTCAGTTCCTCTGCAGCAGATGCGACCTCGAATGGACGAAGCCTCACGCGACGACGAGTGGCCTTCGCAACCCATGCCGATTCGTCCCAAGGCTTCGGCTCGCGCAGGCCCTCGGAGAAGGCCTTGTTGCGCTCCTTCTTGCTCTTGCGTGCCCATAGTGCGCAGGCATCGTCTGCGAGTCGCTTGCACTCCTCGCGATGGCCCGGCGGATGTCCTTCGACGATCCAGCCCTTGTGCCATGCGTCGGGCTTGCCGACATCGACACCGCGCTTCTTCGGTGCCGCGGCTTTCTGCGCCTGGAGCACGTCGGCCTTCACGACCTTGCCGTTGACGATGAATTCGAGTGGCATCGATGGCTCCGAATAGAGAACTAGATTCCTGCGCCGATCGCCAGCGCGTTGCGTGTCCACGAGATCCACCTTTGCTCGATCTCTCTGCGCTCGAGCTTCGTGAAAAGGGCGCCTTGATCGAACCTGCTGTGACATCCGCGGATACCTGGGCGGTCGCAGCACAGGGGGAAGGTGTCGAAGTCATCCGCCTTCATGCCCATTCCCTTTCCGGTGTTCGCGTGGGCGGCTTGGCTGTAGCCTTCGATGCCGCAGTGCACACACGGCAGCGATGCGACGGCGCGGCGGTACTTCTCACTGCGCACAGGTCACCCCGTTCTGCGCCGCCCAGGCGATCACGTACTCCAGAAGGTCGGAGCACTCAGCCTTGCTGAGGCTCGATGTCCGGCGAAAGACGATGTCCACGCCGTGACCGTCCAGAGCGGGGAGCATCACGAGCTGCTCACCGCGGGTCCGCATCCATGCAGCGGTGAGAAGACGCTTCCAGACCTCGGCGTCCCACTTCTGGCCGGCCCACTTCGCCTGTCTGGCGATCTCGTTCAGCGTCGCATGCAACTTGGCGTTCTGCTCACTTGACCTGGTCGCTTCGCTGACGCTGATCGTCAGTCGATGACCATCCATCAGGCGCGGCTTGGCCCAGTTCCAGAGGCTTTGCAGCGTCTGATGTGCTTGCTGTGCGTTCACGAGTGTCGTGGTGTGCGCCATGGGTCAGAACGGCGGTTCGTCGTCTCCGTAGTTGCGCTGCTGGCCGCGCGGCTTCGGCTCGCGCGCTGGAGGGTTGCGCTTCTCTTCCTTCGGCTTGAAGGAGAGGCTCATGAACTTGCCCTTCTGGCTTTCTTTGATCCAGGCGCTGATCCAGTACTCGACGCCTTCGATCTCGCACGAGCCCTTGTAGTCGGGGTGCTTGTCCTCTTCCTTGCGGTCGTTCTTGAACAGGACTCCGCGCAGCTCGTTGTCGTACTCTCGGCTCATGCCGGCACCCCTCCGTTGTGAAACTCGATCGAATAGGCCTTGATCGGATTGCGCACATTCGACGGCAGCAGCGTGGACAGGTAGACCAGCTCGATGTCGCCGAGCTTCTCCTGGTCCATGCGCTCGAACGCGGACTGAGCGCCGTACGCCTCGAACTGGTCCTGGACCTTCTTGGCGATGAACTCGATCTTTGCCTTCCTGGTCGGGCTCAGCGGCCTGCTGGTCGCGAGAACGTCCTGCGCGACTCCATGCCGCTGGCGCTCAGGCTGGGCTTCCGTGTGATCCTTGCCGGCGCGCTTGGTCTTCTCCTTGATGTCGATGTCTTCCTCGGTGACGATGCCGAGGATCAACTGGTAGGAGTAGCGGCGCCGGTACGAGATCTCGATGCCGTAGCTCTGCATGTTCGCGTGCTCGTCATTCACGGGCATGTGGATCTCGCGCCACTGACCGGAGACATGCTCCAGACGCGTCACCAGTTCGTGACCCTCGGTGCCCTGCGTGACCATCAGGGAGTTCTCGTAAAGCACCGGATCGACGTGGTCTTGGATGACGTCCAGCGGCGCGTACTGGAACGTCCGATTGCCGGACTGCCCCTTCTTGTTCTTCGCGATGCGCGGGAACTTCTGCTTCGCCGCGAAGAGGGCGGGGACAAGCTTGTCTTGGGATTCGCTGGTCTTCATGGTCACTCCATGTCGAGGAAAGACAGCCGGCTCCTGTAGTCACGCTCCTGCCTCTCGCAGTTGCGCAGGTACGTCGGTCCAGGCTTGCAGCCGCACTCGGCGAGGCGCTTGGTGACTTCCTCGCGCTCCTCGCGCACACAGCGCTCTCTCCATTCGAGGAAGCGGCGGCGGATCGGCCGGGTGATTGCGCGCCACAGACGGATAGGCCATGTGCGCTGCGTCGGGACGACTTGCCGCGGAGTCCACGTCTTGTCGGCGATGCGCGCGTCGAGGTCTGCTTCGGTCAGGCGCGTGTCACGACCGCCGTGCAGGGCGGTGTCGATGCGATGGGCTGTGTGGCTGTTGGCCGTTATCACGATGCGTCCTCCTCAGCTTCGGAGATGTTGGCTAGGATCATGCTGCGGCCCTCGCTTCCTTCGCGGCAACTTCGGCGCGATGCAGCGCCTCGACCGAATCGACATCGCGAAAGGCGCAGTCCTCGATCAACGTCGAGTAGCCGCGGATCTCGGCGACGCGCTCGCGCGGCTTGCAGTCGCGCACGGTGAGAAAGAGACACGTGCCGTCGGTGTAGCGAATGGCGTGCGTCTTCTCTGCCCAGGCGCGCAACTGCTTGCGCTGCGCCGGATAGACTTGGCGGTGCACGACCTTCTGCTGCGAGCCGACGTAGCCGCTCCACGTGCCCTCGATGACGTAGCGGACGGCGCTCATTCGGCCACTCCGTCGATCCACAGAACGCCGATCTGGCGCACGACGCCATCGCAGATGGCAACGATATGCAGGCCGTTGCTGGTCGGCCAGTATTCGAGGCGGGTCATGCGGCACATCCAGCCTTGGAGATCGCGGCGCGGGCCTGAGCGCGGTAGTCGGGGTCGCCCGGCTCCACCACGAGCTTGGCAAGCGCGTAGAGCAACTCCGGCGCGGCGGCGATCAGACGGGCGTTGGCGTCGCGCTCGTGGTCAGTCGTTGTGAACGGGAATGGATGCGAGACCCGAGCGACCGCGTTCCCGTTTGCGTCTTCGACTAAGCAGTGCATTTCGTCGAAGACGACGCGCCACGGCGCAGACGTGTGCGCGCTCATGCCTCGCCCCCATCGCGAAACCGCTCGAACCGCGCGCGGCCCTTCTCGTCCATCAGCTCCGCCCAGTCCCAGCCCGCGCGCTGCGCAGCCGTGGCCGGCCTGTCCTGGCCCCACTTGAACGACCGCACGCCGTAGTCGAACTGCTCGGCCAGCTCGGCGCTCGCGAAGGTCTTGCTGCGCGCGTGCGTCGAGCGGTAGCCGCCGACAATGAAATCGTCGCGATTCACAGCGTGTTTCCTTCGTGCATCACACGCTTTGCATTGACGTAGCATGTGTGGGCCTCTTCGGCTGTACCGAAGGTGCCGAGGTAGAGCATTCGCCCGCGGACCTGGATGCGCGCTGAAAAGCTACCGTTCTGGCGTTTTGAAACACCGAGGAGCCCGACCTTGTTCCGAGGTCTGTGCATCCGCTGGTTCTCTCGATTCACGCGATCGGACACCAAGCGCAAATTGCACAGTCGGTTGTCGGTCTTTTCGCCGTTGATGTGGTCGATCCGGAGGGTGTCATCAGGTATGGCTCCATGCCCAAGAGCCCAAGCGACGCGATGCTCCATGCGCGTCACGTGCAGGATCGATATGCAGCGATAGCCCTGGCTGCCGACGTAGCCGGCTCGATCTCCAACCTTGACACGCTGAGCCGGTCGCACCTTCCATGTCAGTAGCCCTGACTCTGGGTCGTAGTTCAGCAATTCGCGCAGCTTGGAAATAGAAATCGGGCGATCCAGAATCCGCCTCGGTGTGGTGATGAACAGGTCGCCGGACTCGAGCATCCGCGCGCCGATCTCGGCAGCGCCCAGGATCTCGTGCGGCGGGACCGCGAGCGGCAGCCACAGGGTGCCGTCGTTGCGCACGGCATCGGCGCGGCGGCGCGGGTCCAGCAGGGATTCGAGTAACGCCGACATCTGCATCCTTTCTGCCCCGGAACGCCCGAGGCATGGGATGCAGTCTACGGCCAATAGACTACGTTGTCAACTGGCAATAGACGATGGTTGCGAATTTCTCGTCAAACGAATGGGTATCGCGCAGTCACCGGCTGCGTGGTCGGCACAACTTCACCTCGACGCGGGTCTTCGCCTTGTGCTCTTCGATCGTGAGCCACTGCAGGTTCGCGAGCTCGTCGCGGCCGCCGCAGATCAGCGCCTCGCGATGGTCGACCTGGTAGCCGGGGCAGGCGCCGCGGGTGGCGCCGGTGGAAGGGCAGGGGTGCAGGCGCATGAACTCGGCGCGCAGGGCCGGAGAGCGCGGCCCGGCAATCGCGAGCGCGGTCAGCGCCAGTAGCGCAAGGCCCAGCCAGCGGCGCATAGCAGGATCGCGGCTCCGCCGGTCAATGGCTGCATGTTCACCCACGCACCGAGGTGCGTCGCGCGGCATCAGCATGCCGACCAAGACCGAGAGCCCAACGAAGGCGGCGATCGTCCACCAGCCGATCGTCAGGGCAAGCAGCCACAGCACGGCGATGCCAAGCGGAATGGTGGTCAGCCCAATGGCGATGCCGATCGCGCCGGAGGTGCCGCCCTTCTGGCTCCGGGCGAACAGCAGCAGGCCAGCCAGCGACAGCAGTGCGAGCGCGGCGACCATCAGAACAATCCCCAGTCACCGTGTAAGCCCTCAACGCGCGTGAGGGGCTCATCCATCCGATTGATGACGGGCTTCGGCCTTCGGGCCGGCAAGGTGTAGACGTTGCCCGTCATGCGGCGTGCGGCAGTCGTTTCCGACTTGCCTTCTTCGCTGTCGCGACGCTCTCCTGCTGAGCGGTCGGCTTGGTCCGGCTCTCGAGCTGCCGCTTGGTGAGCGCGAGCAAGTCCTGGTCGGACAGCGCTCCGGCAACAAGGGCGACGACGGTCGTGTCGTAGCGCCTGGCCAGCCGATGGAGCTTGGAGAGGTCGATGGGGTTCGTGCCCTTCTCCCAGTGGCCGACCGCGGCCCGGCTGAGCCCGAGAAAGTGAGCCGCATCTTGGAGGGATAGGCCGGCCTCCTTCCGTGCCGCCTGGAGCCGCGCGCCGACCTCGCGCAGGAATGCATCGGTGCCGCCGTCGTTTTGCATGGAGGCACCGTAGGCGGGCACAGCCCACCCGGGTCTATTCGGAATTGACGTTTGCGGTCTACTGGCAGTAGACTCGGCGAATGGATGCCCTACTTGCCCCCGAAAAGCAGGCGCTGCGTCGCGCCGCGGAGGCGCTCGGTGGTCAAGCTGCGCTTGCGAGTGCATGCGGCTTCACCGACCGGCGCCACGTCTGGCCCTGGTTCAACACCGAGCGGCGCGTGCCGGCCGAGCACTGTCCGGCGATCGAGCGCGCGACCCGCGCAAAGGCGGCCGAGCGCGGTGACCCGTCGTTGATCGTGACGTGCGAAGAGATTTGCCCGACCGTCGATTGGGCCGTGCTTCGCGAACAGGCTGCCTGACCATGACCCACCAAGACGTCATCGATCGCATGGAGGGACTCAACCGCGAGCACTCCAAGGCTTACGAGATCGAGTGCGCGCGCATCCGCAAGGAAAAAGAGAGCCTGCAGGAACTGTGCGGTGGGCTCGGACATTTCTTCAAGGACGACGCGGAGTGGCCGCTCAATTTGAGCGGTCGGCGCTGCGTGTTCTGCGGCAAACCTGAATCGAAGGCCTGAGGTCACGTAGTTCATGGACGCCGATCTTTCAAGAAATCGGACCGTCAAAGGAAGTCTTCAATGTTGACGGTCGTTGCGTACCCCCTGACCAATGGCCGATCGGCGCTCGTCGATGCGGGCGACGTTCCCATACTGGATGGCCGCAGGTGGCGCGCCTACCCGTTCAGGAGCACGTTCTACGCGGTGTGCGATGAGCGATGCGCGAACAAGACGCGGCGCATCTACATGCATCGGCTGATCCTTGGCTTGGCCGGTCAGCGCTACCCATTTGTCGACCATGACGACGGCGACGGCCTGAACAACACGCGCCTGAACATCGCGCCGGCGAGCTGCGCGCTGAACACGCAGAAAGCTCGCCGCAAGTCGAGCAAGTTCCGCGGCGTGTTCGTCCACCGCAACGGATTCATGGCGCGCTGCGGCAAGCGGTACGCCGGATTCTTCCTCGACGAAGTCGAAGCCGCCCGCGCCTACGACGCCATGGTGCTCTCGGTCTTCGGCCCGCGGGCGATGACGAACGAGCGGGAGGGCCTCTATGGCCAATAGCCAGATGCCGCTGATGCCGATGAACTCGGTCGACGCGCGGCTCATCGAGCAGCAGACCTCGCTCCTGGCGGCGATCAAGCTCTGCATCTCGCTCGGCGGATTCGACGCCGACAAGGAGGTCTACAAGACCCTCGGCATCGACGCCGGCCACTGGTCGCGCATTCACCGCGGCGAGGCCCACTTCCCGGTCGACAAGCTCAACAGCCTGATGGATTTGTGCCTGAACGAGGCGCCACTGCTCTGGCTCACCCATTCGCGCGGCTACGACCTCGCGAGCCTGCGCCGCAAGGAGACCGAGCTCGAGCGCGAGCTGCGCGAGGCCCGCGAGCAGATCGTGATGCTGCAGCACGACAAGCGCGTGCTGTCGGAAGCGCTGCGGGGTGGGGCATGACGTCGTACTACTGGACCGCAGCCGAAGACGACCTCTTGCGTGCGCAGTACCACGCCGGCGACATGGCAACGCTGCAGATGAAGCTGAGCCATCGCACCCAAGCCGCGATCGTGTCGCGCGCAAAGCTCCTCGGCGTCAGGCGTCGCGCCGACGCGATGGCCTGGACGCCGGAGCAGGACGCAGCCCTTCGCGCCGGATATCCGGACGGAGACCTTGACGAGCTGGTCGCAACGATCGGGCGCTCGATCCATTCCATCCGGGACAGGGCGAAGAAGCTCAAGGTGCGCCGGTGCGCCACGGTGACTCGTGACCTGCATCGCGCCAACGCGATCGAGCAGGCGATCGATACCTCGACGATCGTGCCGCAGGCGCTGGCGGTGCGCACAGAGCTTGAGCGGTGCTGGAGGTGCGGAACGTGATCGCCTACCTCCGCTTCCCACTGAACTGCATCCGCCTGCGCAGCTTCAAGCGCGCGCTGTGGGTGCTGGCCTACGAACGGGCCGAGAGGAACTTCTGATGGCTGGCGACTGGATCAAGATGCGGAACGACCTGGTCGACGACCCGTCGGTGATCGGAATCGCTGCAAAGACCGGGCTCGACGAATTCGCCGTGATCGGCAGGCTTCAATGCCTGTGGGCGTGGGCTGATGAACAGTCACGCGATGGTCACGCTGTTGGCGTGACGTGCGCGTGGCTGAATCGCAAAGTGCAGTGTGATGGTTTCGCTGAAGCGATGCGTGATGTTCAGTGGCTCATCGTCACGGCAGACGGCATCCAGATTCCGAACTTTGAGCGCCACAACGGAAAAACCGCGAAGACACGCGCACTTAGCGCAAACAGGCAGCAGACGCGTCGCGCAAATGTCACGCGCGAAGTCACGGAAGAGTCACTCTATTCGTCACGCTCACCGTCACGCAGTCAGCGTGACAACATCGTGACCAGAGAAGAGAAGAGAAGAGAAGAGAGTAATACACCCCCTAACCCCCGCAAGCGGGGGACGGTGCACGAGTTCCCGCCAGGGTTCGTCGCGTTCTGGGAGGCGTACCCGAGGAAGGTCGGCAAGGACGCAGCGGCGAAGGCGTTCGCCAAGCGCAGGCCGGATCACGATCTCCTGGTGCGAATGCTCGAGGCCTTGGCAGAGCAGATCGAATCCGACCAGTGGCGCAGGGACGGAGGGCAGTACATCCCGCACCCTGCGACATGGCTCAACGCTGGCCGATGGCAGGACGAGGCGATCACGCATGGTCGTGGCGTCGGCGCCAGTGATGGGAGGGTCGCGCTGTGACGTTCGACTTCTACTCCGAGGGCATCGACGTTCGCGACGCGACGGGCAGCGTCGAGGTCAAGTCGACCTGCCCGCAGTGCAGTCACACGCGGAAGAAGGCGAAGCAGAAGTGCCTCAACGTCAACCTCGAGACGGGCGTATGGCACTGCTGGCACTGCGAGTGGTCCGGCAAGGCGAAGGACATGGAGCGGGAGCGCGAGTACCGCAACCGCATCACGAGCGACCGACCGAAGGCCTACGTCAAGCCGCAGATCAAGCCCGTCGGCATCGCAGGAGCTGCGCTCAAGTGGCTGACCGAGCGCGGCATCACGACCGAGGTGCTGCAGCGCAACCGGATCACGACGGCGACGATCTTCATGCCGCAGGTCGAGCAGGAGGTCACAGCCATCGCGTTCCCGTACTACCGCGATGGCGAGGCGATCAACTGCAAGTACCGGGACAACGCGAAGAACTTTCGCATGGTCTCGGGAGCAGAGAGGCTGCTCTACGGCTTCGACGACATCAAGCCGACGACGCTCATCGTCGAGGGCGAGATGGACAAGCTGGCGATGGAGGTTGCAGGGTTCCCGAACTGCGTCTCTGTCCCTGATGGTGCCCCTGCTCCGAACGCGAAGAACATCGAGGCGAAGTTCGACTACCTCAACGATCCAAGGCTTCAGGCGGTCGAGCGGTGGGTGATCGCCGTCGACAACGACGCTCCGGGCCAGAGGCTGCAGGACGAACTCGTCAGGCGCTTTGGGCCCGAGCGCTGCCGGATCGCGACTTGGCCGGACGGCTGCAAGGACGCGAACGACGTGCTGATGCAGCACGGTATCGTGACGCTGCGCGAGCGAGTCGAAGCGGCTCAGCCGGTCCCAATCGTCGGGGTGTTCGGAGCCGAGGCATTCGCAGACGAGTTCCTGCGGATGTACGACGAAGGCGTGCCGAGCGGGATCACCACGGGATGGGAGTGCATCGACGAGAACTGGCGCATCCAGTCCGGCCAGCTGGTCGTGGTCACAGGGATTCCCGGGCATGGCAAGTCCGAATGGGTCGATGCACTGTGCGTCAACCTGGCGCTGGATCACGGCTGGCAGACGGCGCTGTACTCTCCTGAGAACCACCCCGTGCGGCTTCACATGATGAAGCTCTCGGAGAAGTACATCGGCAAGCCGTACAACGCCGGCCCGGTTCCTCGGATGAGCAAGGCCGAGGCTGTCAAGGCTACGGACTGGATCTCGGGCCACTTCCACTGGGTCATGCCTGAACAGGCGAGCCTCGAGGAGATCATGGACAAGGCCCGGGCTCTGGTCTTCACCAGGGGTATCCGGGTGCTGGTGATCGACCCATGGAACGAGGTCGAGCACGCAAGACCCGCTGGAATGACGGAGGCCGAGTACGTCGGGCACGGGCTCATGGTCCTGCGGAAGTTCGCCCGCAAGCACGATCTGCTCGTGATCGTCGTTGCCCATCCGAAGCTGCTCGAGAAGAAGTCCGACGGGCGCTACCCGGTACCGACCCCATACGACATTTCTGGCGGGGCGATGTGGCGCAACAAGGCTGACAACTGCCTCGCGATCTACGCCGACCCGACCGACCGCAAGGGCTCTGTCGAGGTCCACATCCAGAAGGTCAAGTTCAAGCTCTACGGTCACGTCGGCATGGTCCCGATGACGTGGGACAGGCCGACGGGCCGCTACTTCCCGAGGCTCGTGTGAGAACCGCCACCGCCGAGCTCGTGCTCAAGACCGCCACCGCAGTGCTGCAGGACTTCGTCGACGGCAAGGAGATCGACGAACTGACGCTCGAATGGGCCTCGACGCTGGCGATCGCGAACCTGTGCCGTCGGCCGGTGCCGGAGCGAAAGATCACGCGTTCACCGGAGCGCGACGAGGTGCGAAGGATTCTGAAGGAGGCGAACCATGGATGAAACCTGCCCACCCTGCAACCAGCACTGCTGGCAGGGCCGAGACCGCCCGGCCTACACACCTGCAGGCTTCCCCTACGTGCCGGGACGCGAGGCGCCGTCGGCGATGTACCGCAAGGATCTTCGGACCATCCGGGCATTCGGTGTCGCGGTGGTGGCCGTGCTGATCTGCGCGGCTCCTGTCGTCATCGACTTCGTGCGTGGATGGCTGCAGTGATCTCCACAATCATCCCCGTCAAGATCGAGTCCTCGCTGAACCTGCGCGAGCACTGGCGCGTGAAGGCCAATCGCAACTCGTCGCACCGATCCGCTGCCTGGTTCGCGCTGAAGGCCGAGGCCAAGTGGCGCGCCGAGATCCTTCCGTGCACCGTCACCCTGACGCGGATCGCACCGAGAGAGCTCGACGGCGACAACCTTCAGGGTGGCTTCAAGAGCATCCGCGACGGCGTGGCCGACTGGCTTGGCGTGAGCGACAACGACAAGCGCATCACCTGGGTGTACCGGCAGGAGAAGGGCGCGCCGAAGACCTACGCGGCCAGGATCGAGGTCGAGACGGTGCGAGAGGAGATCGCCGCATGAAACCCATCCTGTTGCTCCTGCTGGTGCTCGCCGGCTGCGGTGGTGGCGACGGCCCGGCGCGCCTGAACTTCGCACCGCTCAAGTGGCACGCACCCGGGCCTGTGGTCGCCTGCACGGAGCCCGCAATCGCCGGCGGCTTCCAGGTGCAGGCCGAGATCACGTCGCTTGTGCTCGGGCCAGGAGGCGCATCGCCGACGCTGCTGGTCGGCACAAGCGCACGCGCACGCTCATGGCCGACGGCGCAGACCAAGCCTGGCGATGAGGTGCGTGTGTGCCTGACGCTCGAGGATGGAACTGACGTCGTCAGCGGCTCGGCGATGGTGAACGGCGCGAAGTAGGAGGCCGCATGCGTCAGCTCCATCCCTGGCTCACCCTCGTCCATGCGCACATGCTGGCGCACGGCGAGCGTATGTCGAGCAAGGATGCGGTTCGCTTCTTCGGTGAGCCGCAGGGAACGACCGCGGCAAAGCTCATGCACTCGGCGATGAACAGCGGATACTTCCGAGCCGAGCTCATCGAGTACGAGGGCCGACATGGACTTTGCAGCCGGACGGTTTTCACTGCCGTCAATCGCGAAGGAAGAGTGGACACTTCGTGGTGGAACAGCATCAATCGTGTGAACAGCGTTTGGCAGTTGGCGGAGGTGGTTCGATGAGCACCAAACAAGTGCCAGCTGTTGCGAAGAAGAAGCCGCCCGCTGCTGGCAAAGGGCGCAAGCTGGGGAGCGTGAACAAGTTCACCAAGGAGATCAAGGACATGATCTCCCAGGCGCTGCACAACGTCGGCGGCGTCGCGTACCTCGAAGCGCGTGCGAACGACCCGAAGACGCAGGCCGCATTCCTCGGGCTCGTCGGCAAGGCGATGCCGCTGCAGGTAGCCGGAGATCCGAACAATCCGGTTCAGCACAGCATCAAGGTCACGTTCGAATGAGCGTGATCAACGCGCGCTTCCCGAAGAAGCTGCGCTGTCTCTTCGAGCCGAGCCGGTACAAGTTCATCCGCGGCGGTCGCGGAAGCGGGAAGTCGTGGAGCGTCGCAAGGGCGCTGCTCATCAAAGGGTCGAAGCGAGTCGAGCGGATTCTCTGCACGCGCGAGGTGCAGAAGTCGATCAAGCAGTCGGTTCACCAACTCTTGCGCGATCAGATCGAGCTGATGGGCCTGACCAGCTTCTACGAGGTGCTCGAGCATGAGATTCGCGGCAAGAACGGGACGAGGTTCTACTTCGCCGGCCTCTCCGATCTGACGGCAGACACGATCAAGTCGTTCGAAGGCTGCACGATCGTCTGGCTGGAGGAAGGGCAGACGATCACGGTCAGGTCGTGGCGCATCCTGACGCCGACCATCCGCGCCGAAGGCTCCGAGATCTGGACCACGTTCAACCCGGAGCTCGACACCGACGAGACCTACCAGATGGCGGTAGTTCGGCCTCCGCCCGACACGATCAGCGTCGAGATCAACTACGAGGACAACCCGTGGTTTCCGGACGTGCTCGAGAAGGAGCGCGCGCACGCCGAGGAGACTCTCAAGCCGGCCGAGTACGCGCACATCTGGCGCGGCAAGTGCAGGCCGGCTGTCGAGGGCGCGATCTACACCGACGAGGTGACGCAGCTCGAGGCGGCGGGCAGATTCACCCGAATCCTGTACGACCCACTGCTGCGGGTGCACACCATCTGGGACTTGGGCTTCAACGACGCCATGGCGATCGGCATGGTTCAGCGGCTCGCCTCGGAGATCAGGATCATCGACTACATCGAGGACACGAGGCGCACGCTCTTGAGCTACGTCGAGGAGATCGAGAAGCGGTCCTGGAACTGGGGCAACGACTGGCTGCCACACGACGGCTTCGCGAAGCGGCACCAGACCGGCAAGAGCGACGACGAGGTGCTCAAGGCTGTCGGCCGCAGCGTCATGCAGACGCCGAACATCGAGGTAGAGGCCGGCATCCGAGTCGCGCGGCAAGTCTTCCCGCGGGTGTACTTCAACAAGGACTCGCCGGGCGTCTGTCGCTTGGTGGAGTGTCTCAAGCGGTACCGCCGACATGTGAGCAAGACCACCAACGAGCCGAGCGCGCCGGTGCACGACGAGTTCAGCCACGGCGCCGATATGTTCCGCTACCTGGCGATCAATGCGGACCAGCTGACGAA